GGTACATATTTATCTAATAGTTTACCTAACTCTTTTGTCATAGCGTTCAAAGAAAACTTAGACTTATTTAATATACCAAGTTTCTTTGCATTAAGATTATATTTTTTATATTTTTTAAATACGTCTTTCAATACTGCTGAAGCGTGTTGATAATTAACTCCAAACCAACTTGAACCCTCTATCATAAAATCATCTGGAACTGAACCCTTTTCTACTTTTAATAAGTCGCCTCCTAACAATACTGCTAAATCTTTTGATAAAAAATCAAGATGTCCACTCCAATTAGGAGCAATTACTGGTTTTTGAGATATCGTAGCTTCAAGTAATGGTCTACCAAAACCTTCTCCGTGTGTAAATGTAACATGAGCCTTTACTTTAGGGTGATTATAAAGTTCATTCATTTCTTCATCAGTAAAATCACCATGTAAAAAGTATATATTTGGTAAATCACCATCAACACTTTTTTTAATAGTGTCTATTTTCTTTAATATATCTTCTCTATCTAATACTGAAAATCCCGCTCCGCCCGTTTTCATTATTAAACCTGGTTTTTTCTTTTGATTCTTAAAAGTTTCAAGAAATACTTTTAATAACATCCCTGTATCTTTTCTATCTTTACCCAAACCACCCTGTAACCAATGACCAACATATAAAAAATTGAAAGAATCTTCAACTTTTTTCATTTCATCTACAAATTCTTTTGAAAACTCATTTGTTTTTTTAAAGATATTAGTATCTGTTCCTTCAAATAAAACTTCTATTGGCTTTTCAGATTTTAATTCACCAGTTTTCTGTTTAGTTTTTTCATCTTGAATATCAAATGTAATATCATTCATTACTTCTTTTACAAAATTTGATGGTACAATGTTCATATCCATTCTATTCATACCTTGAAGCCACTCAGGTGGACAAGCTGTCATCTCTAAACCTGCAGTAATTCCAATATTATATTTACCTACTGGTTGAAATTCATTTGGTATAACAATATGTATATGTATGTCCGGCTGTTTAGGTAAATTTGGATTTTCTAATAATCTACTAATAATAATATCATCATTAGGGTCACCTTCTACAAGGGCATTCATTGGTGTGTTTCCCCAACGAACTGGCCATATCTTTACATCATATTTATCTAATTTAATTAATGCTCTACATATATCTCTACTGTGAGCGCCATATCCACTTCTCGTCGCAACTGGTGCTGTAACTAAACATAAAGGTTTACTCATTATAACTCCTAAACTTTAAAAATACTATAACGTTTTCTTGGTTTCCAATTATCAAATGCTCTATCCATATGGTCTATGAAATTCTGACTCATTGCTTCGCTTGCCATCATAACATCATCTCGCATAGTAAAATCATGTCCTTTTTGACCAAATTCTTGTCTTTTCTCTGGACCTGCATCATACCATTCTTTAATAGCTTGTGCTACATCATCAAACCTACACCTATCATCAAAAATATACGGTGTTGGTGGTGAACCTACCATTGAACGATTAGATGGCCATACTGGTTTTACCCATTCACCCCAAGTTAAATCGGGATGGTCTTTCCACTTTCTATCATCGTGAAATGATTTTATTTCACTATAATCTTCAGCTGTTACGTGTTTGCCTTTTAATCTAAATCCACATTGGTCTTGTAATCCACCTGTAACATTTACAATAATTGGTGTTCCAGCCATCAATGATTCACAGGTTCCTAATCCAAATCCCTCATTTGAAGCCATATTAACTGTTACGTCTGCTATGTTATATAACCAATTTAATTGATGTGGGTCTAATTTTTTATCACTAAAATAAACTTTATACTCTGGACATATAGCTTCACATACTGCTGGTAAATCAGTTCCATTTTCATCTATTGGTTGAGTATGCATCAATAACGCACATTTATCAGCTTCTTCTTTTGATAACATATCACAAAATGTTTTAAATGCCAGAATAACATCTCCTGGCATTTTTCTACGAATATTTCTGTTATTATAAAACAGTACAAATTCAACTTTATCATTAGTAAGTTGTTTTTTCATATCCTTTACTGATTCAATTTCTTTATCAAAAACACTAATCGGATAAAAATGTTTAGTACTTACTCCATGAGGTAAATAAGTAACTTGCCAATCTTCTGGTGGATTCTTTTTCCAAACATCTTTTACAATAGCAACAGTCTGTTTTGAAATATTCATAATCAAATCACAACTCTCATAAAAGAACTCATTATAATGTGGTGCAGGCCAATCGTCCCATATATTATAATAAAAAATGGGTATCTCTTGTCTAATCTCATGTTCCATTTCATATAACCAACGCCAAAATCTTGGGTCGGTATAATGTAAAATAGCATCTGGATTTTCTCTTGCTAATATAGTTCTTAAAAGTTCTTGATTGCCATAACCACTTATAGGATATATTGTCAATTTAGCGTCTTCAACTCCTGTTTCGTTCTTTAATGTTTCATCCATATTAACAACTTTACCTTCTTCTGGATGTTTTATCGCTCCACCTATTTGAACCCAATCATAATGATGAACAGACCCACATACAAATTCCTTTGACATTGTACCCACACCAGAAGACATCCTTAGATCATCAGATAGTAATAAAATCTTTTTCTTAGCCATTATAACCTCTAACCGTTTAATAATTTTTTATCATTTAAAGACACATCAAAGTAATCTAGCATTTCTAATTTGTCGTGATATCCTGACATCTTTTCTAATTCTGCCTCTATACTGTCCATTATATCAGGATGTTCACCCACACCAACTGAATTGTTTAACATATTTTCAACATTAACTCTATGTTTTTCAACTTCGGCTTCAAAACGCTTTTTACTAGCTTTTAATAAGTCATCTCTCAAATTCATAATCTACTCCCACTTGGTATTAATCTATCATAATTCTTAATTTTATTTTTAAACTTTGAATCTAAAACATATAAATCCATTGAACGATTTACTAATTTTTGTAAAGTAAACTCATCATCCAATGTTTCTACTTTAAAATTTCTATATAACTCTTTCAGTATTTTAACTGAAGTTAACTTGTAATTCATAATCATAACCTCTGTATATACATATATATATACTAATCTAATATTTTTATCAACTTTTTTAATTTTTCAGCATGATGAATTGTATTCTTAGTACCTCTCGATTCAACTCCTTCTGGTATAAATGCTATAATTATATCACTATATTCAGCTATTTGTTTGTTTCTCTTAAAATAATTTGTTACGTAATATGGTCTATCATATTGTGATGCTGGTAACTTACAGTGCATGTTCCATCTATAATGTGCAGGTGGGAATTCTGTATATTTCATGCCAAATTCTAATGCAAACTTTTTAGCAAATCCATCTGCACCATCTTGTTGTCCTCCACTAACTATTTCTACTTCATCACCATGTTTTTCTTTTATTTCAAACACTAAATCTTTTATTTTTTGTTTATTAGTATAACCTCTACTACCGACTATACCAATTCTAATCTTCGTAGTCATTTCTCTTTTGTTTTTTAATTGGTTTTTCCGACGTTGTAAACTTAACTACGTTATAAAATTCTTGTAATCCGTCTAAAACTTTATTGCTATTTATATACTTATACGAAAATCTTTTATATACTTCTTTATCCGGTGTACCGATTGGTATTATATCAAAAAAAACATATTCATTTACTTTAAGTTTATAACTCTGTTTAACAATTGTTTTAAATGATAACTTTTCTTCCCAACGCATTAAAAATTTCTTTAAATCTGTACCACGTATATCATCTTCTTCAAACCACAAATATAATAAAACTGAAGTATGTAATTCATTATGAGCTTCATTTATTCTATTCATAACTTTTTCTTCTATATCAGTATTAATAAAATCTGATAGTTTCAGTCTTAAACTTACTTTAGACAACATTATTTAACTCCTACTTCACAACGTTCAGTTTGATTAAACTCACAAAACCTACAATTTTTCTTAGAAGGTTGTTTAATATAATTATGTTCTAAATTATATTCTCCATCAATAAAAGATTCATCTATAAATTGATTTAAGTTATTCATAACTTTATTAATACTCGGAGTTCCATTTGCTGGTTGGAATATTTGAACTCTTCTTTGTGGAAAATCTACTTTTTCATATAATTTTCGCTTAACAATAAAATATTCTACATCTATCTTATCTAATGGTATATCATTCTGTTTACCATAGAATTGTTTGTATAATAACAATTGGTCTGTTTTATTCTTGTCAGCCTTAGCCCATTTGTTCCAACCCATTGTAGAAGTTTTAATATCTATAATTTTATATCTATCTCTAAATGTGTCGTGTAATACTACATCCATATAACCTATAAATTTAATCTTATTCGGTAATTCATATTCGATAGGGACTTCAATACCAACTAATTCGTAATTCTTTTTACTGAAGTACATATTACGTTTCTTTTTAAACCACTCTAAAATAGCTAATCCATGTGAATAAAATTCTTCCATATCTTCTTGTTCACAAAAAACTTCACCGCCGTTCTTTTCCATTATTTCAATATAATGTGTTTTCATTCTATGTAACAACATTTCGTCTAACGGAAGTGCATCAGCTATTTTTATAGTGTCGTTATACATTACAGTTAAATATGTTTGTAATGTTTCGTGCATTGCCTGACCAAACATTGTATGAATACTATCTGTATATGTACCTAACTTATCAACATAATTTAATTTCCACATATACGGACATCTACCCCATTGTGAAAATTGACTATAACTTATTCGTTTCATTTTCCCCATTTATCTCGTTTAACAATTGTCGCCATAATACCATAATTAGATATATCTAAAAATGCATCGTCTATTGGTTCATCTTTTACAGCAGAGTCTCTGTTATTTAATAACAATGTTTTTATTCTCTGGATTTTATCATTTAATCTAAAAAAAAGTCCAATTAAAGATAACTTCACTTCTTCTTCTGTTATTAATTGAGTTCCCACTGCAATATTCCCTGGACCATAATCATGTTGTTTGTGTAAGAACAATTCATATTGTTCTCGTTGAATCTTCTTGAACTCGTCGGTCATCTCTGGCCACTCTCGTTCCATTTGTTCTATAACTGATTCAGCTTTGGCTACTTTAGACATATTCTTAGAATCTTTTATAACTTTCATTCTACATTACCTGCAGTATATCCACCAACAGTACCAAGAACATTTAAACCAGCTTCTTCTATCTTTTTAGGTTCAATACCCCATTTCTGTGCAAGTTGACCTAATTCTAACATACCACCTTCTGTAAGCATGTACATTTCAATCATATCTACAGCTTCTTTTTTACTGACTTCTTCGTGATTTGCTACTATGTTGATTAACCAATTTGGATGTGCCATTTGATTTCTCCTTTTAATATATTTTAACCATTGTTTACTCTTTGGTAAAACATTGGTATACAATTTGTATAATTCTTTTGGTTGTAAGTTATATTTCTGTAATTCATTTACTAACTCAACCCATTCCATTTTCATAGATAAAAACCTATGAGTCATATAATTAGACCAAGACTTCTTATCTTCGTCTGATATTTCTTCCCAATAATTAGGACTTTGAACCGCTGTTATCTGTCTTATGTGATCGAACAGACCTTTTCGTTTTACCGAAGATTTTATCCCACTTCTTTTCCCACTCATCTATACTAATCCCTCTTCTCGGTGAATCTCCTTTTCCCGCAGATGATTTGTTTGTGAATATTGATTTTCTTTTTTCACTCATATGTCCAAACTTGGAAACTTATCTGATTTTGTTTCTTCTTCTACACCACTACCCTCTAACATACCGTCAGCAACTTTACCACAATTTCCACAACTATAAACTTGTACAGGAATAAGTGCTTCTTGACCATTCGGTGATACTATAGCCGATAATCTTTTTAGAATAAATGAAGTTATAAATAAATAGTTATTACAATCACTACATTTAATTGTTTCTGCATCTCTTAAATCAACTTGAACTTGTGCTGATTGAGGTTTCTTTAATGGTTTCATTGGTTTTGTACTCATTTTTTACTCCTAAATAATTTCATCTATTAATCCATACTTTAAACATTGTTTAGCATCCCATAATAAATCGTGTTTTAGTATTTCATCAAGTTTATCCATAGGAACTTTTGTATATTCTTTATAAACATTTTTTATCGTTTCCATCATTAAATCTAAATTCTTTTTCTCATCTTCTATTTCAGAATATTTTCCCCATAATTGAGAAGATAACTGGTGAATTAACATATAAGAATTTCTACTCATATATCTTTTACTTCCCACTACTGATAGAAATGTAGCAGCACTTGCACAAAATCCATCCACATAAGTATGAATTGGAACTTTACATCTCAATATTGTGTCCATAGATGAAATACCATTTACAACTGAACCACCACCTGAATTGATGAATATTCTTATTGTTGGTGGTTGTTCTAAATCTAAATTATGACATAATGTTAAGCTTTTAGATTCTAATTCTCCTATCTTCTTATTAAGTTCAGATGCACTATCTCTATTTACACCAGCGTAATAATAAATTTTATTTTCGTGTACTGATATATGTTTTTCATCACCAGATTTTTGTGCATTTTTCTTAGGTGTCTTTTTAACTTCACCCCAATATTTTCCATTCATTATTTTATTACTCCTAATAATTCTATAATCATAGCCATAGCATTAATCTCCTTATCAACTACTTGACTATCTGATAATTCATATCTTGCAATAATCAAAATACATTCTGCAACATGACCTTTACCATATCCATCTACTTCGTCATATAACAAACGAAATAAATCAGCAAAGTCTGTAATCTTATTATCTAACAATAGCTGTCTAATATCTTTAAACGCTGTTTTTTTATCTTGAGTTTCTAAAATCTTTAATAACTTTAACTTATAATCATTCTGTATAATACTTGATGTATCTAATTTAAGTTTACCATTAACAACGTTTCTTTGAGCTGAATTAATAACTCTACGAATATCTGGATAACTGCTGTCTACTAATATTTTTATATCTTCAACTGTATCTATAACATTTTCTTGTACTAAAATATTATGAAGATGTTTTGCAACTTCACTCTTAGATGGTGGAATTACTTGAAATGATTGACACCTACTTTGAATCGGGTCAATAATTCTTTCTACATAATTACACGTTAAAATAAACCTACAATGTTTACTAAACGTTTCCATTAAATTACGAAGTGCAGCTTGAGCATTAGGTGTAATGTAATCACACTCATCTAATATAATAATCTTTAAGTCTTTAAAACCAACAGTTGAAGCAAATTGTCTAACTTTATTACGAACTGTATCTACACTATTTTCATCAGAAGCGTTAATATAAAGATAATCACATTCTATATTATTAACAAGTATCTTAGCTAA